TGATCTCTGAGTCCATGTAGTCACTGGACCCATTGATCTCACTTTCTACAAGCCCAATGATCTCTTCGTCAGTTAGGTTATGGGCCATTTATTTTTTCCTAGGAAATCCAGCCTTCATGTCTGCATAGGCTTTTTTAGAGATTGTTGATTTGCTCTTAGGTCTGCTTATGCCCTTGCGTTTTCTGGCATTGATGTTTGCGTATAGTCCTTTTTTAGCCACGTTTCTTTTTCCTTACCTTTTTAAGATCAGCTGCAGTTATCTTTTTTCTAGGTGGTGCAACAGCTGCAAGTTTTTTCTGCTTTGGACTGTATTTTGAGTAGGGCATTGTTATTTACGCTTTCTCATAATGTTTGCAGCTTTACGAGCATGACGCATCGCTCTAGCTTCATCGTCCCCTCTAAATGCACGAATTACATCGTTTATACCACGCATCATAGTTCTTTTTACAGGGCCACGATATTCTTCTGAATACATAGTATTCTTAAAAACCTCGTTCATTTCTTTCATTTTTTTTTCTTCATCTTTTAATCTTTTACCAGATTTAGAAAAAATTTTAATTTCTGCATCATTAGCCATCAAACTATTCCTGCGCTAGAGTATTTTATTTCAGATTCAAAACCATACTTTCTGAATACCGTTTTGCTCTTTTGTCTTTCTCCAAATCTTTCTATGCTCAATGCTGCATAACGCATTGCACTTAGAAGGTCGTCTTTGATTGGCACCACTCGTCCATTTTTTCTATGGTAGAGACGCAACTCCTCAAGAGTCTCAGTACAAGACATAAAAATCTGCAGCCTACCAGTTTCAAAGCGTTGCAGAAGCAAGCTAATCCCCGCTTCAATTGAGTTATTACCATTAAGTTTACCTTCCGCTGGTGGATTACTGAAGTGTTCACTGAGCATATAGACACCAAGATCACGGTATTGTTGTGCTAGTTGTATTCCTGATCCCTTGTCATGTTGTAGCCCATCATGTGGAAATGCCACTGGTATGCCAGGTGTTCTGTTGTTGATAACCGCAGCATGGGTCAATGGTGTTTCCTTAGACCTTCGGTATTCATCATAGACGTAGATGATGTCGTCATCTGGGTCATATGCTACCCAACTTACGGCAGTCGGGTGGTCAAAACCAAAGTCTATTGCAGCTAGTTGTAAAAAGTGACTTGGTATGTCAAATTCTTCACAAACTATGTCTTCTTCCTTGACAGGGTAGACAAGCCCTGATCCAAACACAGGGATACCCTTTGATCTCATGTCACGTTCTGCAGGACTATATACAGCTAGTAGCTGTTCCTTGGTCTTTGCATCTAGGTGATCTACATCGTCCCAGGTGGCTGTTATCAAGCTTTGACCTGGTTTGAGATCATTCATAAAACTACTAACTACACTTGTCATCCCCTTTTCAGGAGTAAACGTCATGTAGACAACACCATCAGTATCAGCAGTACGAGTGATACACTGACTAAAAATCTCATGCCTGGGTTCTTCGTCAAGCCAGACAACATCTACAGCTTCACCCATGAACTTTTCAAAACCCTGTTCATAGGCTTTGAAGCTGATTATAGAGTTTCCCCCAGTTTTGTGCTTGACCAACGCCGCACTATAGGCGTTTGGAACACCTGGTTTCCTGATGGTTTCCTCGATGTATTGTAGCGGTACGGCTCCTGTACCTTTTTGATTAGGGTCTTGTGGGTTTCCAAATAGTTCCTTCTGGATGATATCCCTGGTAGTATCATTAGATTCCCCTGCTGCCCATACCTTTACTGGTTTGTCAAATCTACGACCTTTCCACCACTCAGGATATATTCCTGTCAGGTGATAGGCAGTTTCTGCTGCTCCACAAAATGTCTTACCAACACGGTTAGCTGCCATCAAGATACGTTGTGGACAATCTTGTCCCTCTTGGTGGAACTTTGTCTGATACTCATATGGCGAGTATTGTAGAATCCTGTTGGTCTTTACTCTTCGTTCCTTTTCTTTGAGGAGCTTGAGTACGTCATTTCTGTTTGCCAAATTGGACCACGTTGTTTGCTAAGAGTTTATCAATTTGTGCATCTAGCTCTTCATCAGATAGCTCAGACACCTCTTTGATCGTAGTTTCCTGCTTTGCTACCGCATCGTAGCCAGCCCTACTGAGGATGTCTCTGGCTGCATTGAGTCTTACATTTTCAGAATCAGCAGTTCTCATCAGTGATTCTAAGACACTAACAGCCAGGGTAGCAGTTTCACTGACTTTCTCCTTGATTCTTTTTTCAATGTGGAGCCAAAGGTGTCTTTGTAGAGCTTTTGCACGATGTCTGGAGACAGTTTTATTTGTGTCCTTGTACCCTGCCTTAGAAAAAGCATCATAGGGTTCAAGGTGGTTGTCTACTAATTCTACAATAAAGGCAGCTTCTAGCTCTGTTAGATCTGCATCTAAGGCTTTAGGTTCTTTGTAGCTAGGATATTTCTTCATTTCTTTTTTGTTTACACTCTGAAAGTTTCACTTGTGAACCAGATTGATTGACAGCTAGCTCTACAACAAAGCTATAGTTAAGACAATCTTCTTTTGTCTGAAATGGCCCAGTGACACTATGTTCTGTTAGGTTGCCAAACTCTAGAGCCATCACAATGATGGAGACATAATAAAACATTTGACGCATTATAAAGCAAATTGGGCAAAGTGTCAAGGATTTTCAAATTGTCCCCCAGAATGGAGCCAAAGAACATAATACTTTTGTAAACACGCAGGGGGGTCAACGTGTTCTCTATTTGTTCCAATGTTGAGAACAAAGAAGAACAAAGACAGAACATGAGAACAAAAGGTCAGCAATGTTGACCAATGTTGGGATAGGTCAGCAATGTTGCCATATTGTTGCAATATTGTCACACTGTTGCATGGACGACACATTGGTCAATGGTGCTGACCTAAAAAATTTACAAGTGAGTGTGAGGGTGGGAATAGTATGTTATAACATAACACTAAATGTCAGTAATGCTTACATATTCTTATACTGATATGGTTGCTATCTCATAATGATATATAGCCTATAAAGCCCATAGCTGCCCACCAGTGCCCAACGTTGTTCCTTATGTGTTACCCTAGCCAAAGGGTACAAGATGGGCACTCAGTGACGAGCTATGAGCCATGCAATGAGTGCATACCAGCTATGCAATAATAACAATGGTAAAGACAGATAAATAGTTTATACTCAATATTGTTTAACTAGAAAGGAAATAAAATGCGACTAATAGACAATGGATTTAATATCATCACTAAGAGACCCTTATTAGATGGGACTGATGGTTATAGGTTCAAGGGATTATTTACCAAAGGACTGGTAAGAAAACGAAAGCACAAGGTTCGATATGGTGTGACCAATGGTGACACCTTCACTGGCTATCACTTAGGTAAACGCTCGATATATCTGCAGAGGTTAAGACCAAAGCGTAAACTCTACAATCTTTAGGTTGTTAGAAGCTAGGGCTATGGTGTACACTGTAGCCCTAGATTGTACCAACTAGGAGGATAAAACATATGTTAGTTAAAGAGGCCAAAGAATTTGGCAATATATCTAAACGCAACACCAAAATGCCTGGAACAAGCTACGCCATTGATGCGTTCGCATGTAAGACAGGGAGCAAGCTGGCTAAGATCAAAGGGACACCTTGCCACAAGTGCTATGCTAGGAAGCTACAGAAGTTACGACCTAGTGTTGACCAGGGTTACAAGTCAAACCTTAGTAAGTGGGAGATGTCTGATAAGACACAATGGGTTGCTGCTATGGTGCTTCAAATAGACCGATATTGCACAGACAAGTTTCATCGTTGGTTCGATAGTGGGGACCTGCAGTCTATTGAAATGCTAGAAAACATCATCGATGTTTGTTTGATGACACCTAGTGTCAACCATTGGTTACCAACGCAAGAGCGTGGAATTGTTAAGCAATATTTAGACAAGCACGGTAGCTTTCCAAAAAACCTAGTTGTCAGAGTATCTGCTAGCAAGATTGATCCCATTGAAGCACCTAGTTTCCCACACTCTAGCACAGTGTTTAAACACAAAGCACCACTAGGCAAAGAGTGCAAAGCTAGGCACAATGGCAACCAATGTGGATCTTGTAGGGCTTGCTGGTCCTCTGATGTTCCAGTAGTATCTTATCCGCAACACTAAGGAGATCTTATGAATTATACAATAATAGCAACGTGCCCAGAATGTGGAGGTTCTGGGTACACTACAACGCACCTTGTAAACCCTAGGGCTTTGGAGCTTGAATGTACAGAATGCCAGGGGCAAGGTGTGCAAAGCTATCAGGATGACATGTATGACACCCTGGAGGAAGTGCTTGAAGATTACCCAGAAGCTGTAGAGATACAGACAAACCATAAGAGAGTTGTCTATATGACAAACGAAAGAGCTTTAAGAAAAATACAAAGGTGGGACTGATGAAACATTGTGAACATTGTAAAAAAGAGATAGGACAATTTGGACAACATGGTGTCTTATATGAAAATGGTAAACTTTTATTGTGCTGCTATTGTGGGATCAAATACCAAGAAAGGAAGACAAAATGATTAGAACATACAGTTTGAAGACAAAACAAAGGGTAATCAATTTGTTCAAAGAGAACCCTAACAGACCAACCAGAGAGGTAATGGAGCTTGTAAAGCTATCCAAGGGTCAGGTCTTAGGAATAAAACATAGGGCTGAACTGTGTACCTATACACCACATCTGCAAGGTATACCCAAATTGTCTAGCTATAGGCATGTAAAAGACGCAGAGTATAAACCCTATGTAAACCAACATGAGTTGTCTAAGTCTAGACTAAAGGCTGCCTTAAAATAAATTTGTCTTACCCCCTTGAAAAGACAAAATCATTACCTATATAACATTATAGTTAACTATGAAGGTTAAGGGATATAACATATTGTTTAACTATAATGCACAAATTGTAAACTAAATAGGAAAATACCATGAACAGAAAAGAAGCTAGGTTTCAAGAGAAACTACTAAGATACAAGGGTTCAAAGATGTTACAAAGAGCAGGAGTAAGGCGTGTATCCAGAGCTAGTACCAACCCTAGAAAGAATCGTAACCAAGCGAAAACCTGGGGCAAAACATGGGTGAGGTATGACTGCAGTGTCTAATTACATAAATGATCTAATCCAGGAGCAGTTGTTTGATCAGTTCTATGATGAAGCAATCAGGAGAAACATCACTGTCAGAGAGGCAGTGCTTGAAGCAGACCAAAAAGCCAGGAAAGCATGGGAGGAGTACCCAGATGTATAAATGGAAATACAATAAAGAGATAGAGCTTGAAGAGTACATCGAGAAGGTGTACAACAAAGTCTCCTCCGCATGTACAACCATGAGAGAATGTGATGGTGATATGTGGTTGTCTGATTATAATAAACTTATGGATGCTGAGTATCGTCTGTCAGACTTGCTTAACCAAATGAAGAAGGAGCCAGAATGATCTATTATGTGTGTAACCCTTGCCAAGATTGTCATGGTAAAGGTAAACATTGTACCAGCTGTGATAATCTTGGAACTGAAGAGTTTCACGAGGTCTACAAATGTGAACAAGATGCACATCAATTCAACCCTGATGCGTTGTGCATAGAATTAATGGAGTCTAACTAGATGAACATATTTTACCTTGACAGCAACTATGAACAAGCTGCCAGGTGGCACTGTGATGAGCATGTGCGGAAGATGATGGTTGAGTATGCACAGCTGTTGTCTACCGCACACCGTGTCCTCGATGGTACCCCATGCACCGTGTCTAAATGGTGCTACAGGACCAAGGACAAGCAGTGGTACATCAACCACAACTACAAGCACTACCACCTCGATAGTGACCACTATGACCACCGTAACATCCTTGTACCATCTAAGTGCAAGACATACCTAGCAGCACACAAGAACCACCCAAGCACAATATGGGCAAGAACCACCATAGGTAACTACCATTGGTTATGGTCTTTACTAGACCAATTGTCGCTAGAATACATCACAAGGTACACTAAAGAGCACAAGGTGTCCTATAGTGGGCTGCTAGATAGGCTATACTGCCCACCCAGGGCCATCAGCGATGCTCCAGCTACCCCTGTACCACAATGTATGCCTGAGCCATACAAGGTCAAGGATGACCCCGTAGCGGCCTATCGACAATTCTATGTCAAAGACAAGTCTAGCTTTGCTAGTTGGAAATACACCTTTGCTCCAAGTTGGTACAATGTATAGGGTAGACATCTATGGTAAACACGGAGTCTTCCGCAGCATCTTCTATGACAGACAAGCTGCTATCAGCTATGCACAGATGTATGCAAAGAAAAACAGAGCACCATTCATCACAGTGCTTGACAAGGATGAGAAAATAATTTACCAGGAGAAATCAATTGGAAAGGACTGAACTGTTAGAGAAGGCAGCTGAGATCATCAATGGTGAACGCAATGAACGCTATGGATCAGCACAGGAGAACTTTGGGTACATTGCTGAGTTTTGGTCTACCTATTTAAAAACCAATGTAAAACCACTCGATGTTGTCTGGATGATGATCTTGATGAAAGCTGCAAGGGCCATCAATGATCCCAAGTATCTTGACAACTATGTAGACACTGCAGGATATTCAGGCATAGGAGGAGAGTTAGCTAGTGATGATGAACCCTGATATAGAAAGAAAATACTTAGAAGAGCTTGTAAAGTGTGGCATGGAACCCAAGGTGATAGACTTCTTTGCACAAACTGCTTTGATCAACGAAGTCAGCATCAGTTATTTTATTCACCATGCTATCGTGGATCTGTATGCTCACTACACACAGGAGCCACACTATGATATTGAGCTTGAAGATGAGGAAGAAGAATGTATGAACAACGAGACACGGCACTGAAGACACACCAGCCATGTAAGGACTGTGGATCTAGTGATGCCCTGAGCTACTACGATGATCATAGTTTTTGCTTTAGCTGTGAGAAGCACACCTTCTATGACGATAGACCAGTAATTCATGGAGAGATAATGCAACTACAAGAGTACAAGGAAGACACACCATGGGCAGACAGGAACATAAATCCTGCAGTCTGTTCATACTATGGTGTGCAAACCAATGGCAATGATGTCATCTTCCCATATTTTGATACCAATGGACAACGCATAGGATCAAAGACCAGACGCAAAGGTAAACATTTTACATGGGACACTAAGAACTCTCAGCCAGCAAGAATGTTTGGCTATCAGACCCTGGCTAAGATGTCTAAGGGCAAGGCAGACACCTTGGTCATCACTGAGGGTGAAGCTGATGCCCTTGCTGCCTTTCAAATGATCAACAAGATCAGACCTGATGCTACCAATGTGAGCCATGATCGCACCATAGTTCCTGTGATCAGCATCAAGTCAGGAATGCAGTCAGCTATCAAGGACATTCAAGAGCACCTTGAAACATTAGAGACATACAAGAAAGTCTACTTCTGTTTTGACAATGAACCTAGGGCACAAGAGATAGCTGAGAAGTGTGCCAAGAAACTTAGCCCAGGTAAGGCTTACATCATCAAGCTAGAACTAAAGGATGCTTGTGAGTACAGCAAAGCTAAGTTACCAGATCAGTTCAGGAACCACATGTCTGAAGCAGAGCAATACACACCAAGTGGTATTGTCAATGCAGGGTCAAACTTTGATGGTCTATGGGCTGAGACAAACCTGATGAGCATCCCCTTCCCTTGGCCCAAGTTGCAAGCTAAGACGTTAGGCATCAGGGCCAGAGAGATAACCACATGGGCAGCTGGCACAGGAGTAGGTAAGAGTTCTATTCTGAGAGAGATGCAGCACTTTTACTTGAAGAACACAGAGCACAACATAGGCATCATAGCCCTTGAAGAATCAGTGGATCGTACTCGTAAAGGAATCATGGCGGTAGAAGCAAATGATCGTCTACATCTTAATGAAGTATTCACTAAGTATTCGAAAGAACAGATTCGTGAATACTACAAAGCTACCCTGGCTGATGATCGTGTCTATATCTATGACCATTTTGGCAGCATGGATGTGGATGACTTGTTGTCAAGGATAAGGTACATGGTGCAAGCCTTTGATTGTAAAATCATTTTCATTGACCACCTTAGCATTTTGGTTAGTGGGCTTGACACAGTTGATGAACGTAGAGGTATCGACAGGGCTATGACATTGCTCAGAAAGTTAACTGAAGAGACTCACTGTTGCGTACATCTTGTTACTCACCTGCGTAGAGTAAGTGGAGATAAATCACATGAGGATGGAGTGGAAGTTAACCTTGGTCATCTGCGTGGTAGTCATGGTATTGCTCAAATTAGTGATAGCGTTATTGCAATGGAACGTGACACTCAGTCCGATGATCCCATTGTGAGCAACACCAGTACCATCAGAGTACTCAAGTGCAGATACACTGGTGATGTTGGCAAAGCTGATGATTTGCTTTATGATAAAAAGACAGGTAGGATGGAGCCTATCATCTTGAAGGAAGAGTTTTAATGGCACAGAAACAAACATCTACTTACACACCAAGGAACAAGACCAAGAGAAGAAACAAGTTAAGACCACTGAATGTTCGTAAGAAGCTAGGACCACACTCTAGTTTCAGGGGCATGAAGTCTAAAGCTAGAGGACAAGGATGACTGAAGTTGTCATAGACATAGAAACTGATGGGCTAAATCCCAGCAAGATACATTGTATCAGTTGTCTTGACAGACAGGAGGATCTGGTTCGCACATATGTCAGCAATAAGGACAATTGTGTGGGCCAGTATCTCTCCAGGTTTGACAAGGTGATAGCACACAATGGCTGTGGGTTTGACTTCAGAGTACTGAGTCAGCTGTGGGGTATCAACTTGCCCTTCAGTGTTCTGCAAGATACTTTGATCATGTCCATGATGAGTGAACACAATCCACAAGGTGGGCATAGCCTACAGGCATGGGGTGAACGTCTAGGTTTTCCCAAGATGGATTACCAAGGTGGATGGGAACGCTTGACAGACGAGATGGTAGAGTATTGTGAACAAGATGTCAGGGTTTGCTCCAAGGTCTATGACGTAGTGACCAAGGCTTTGTCTAACTTTAGCCATGAGTCTATCAGAACTGAGCACATGATGAAGATAGTCAGTGAACGTATCAGTAGGGTAGGCTTCAAGCTGAATAAACAATCTACCATCGAGCTATACAATCAACTGCTAGAGGAACAAGACAAGATATCCTTACAGTGTAAGACCATCTTTCCACCTAAGATCATAGATCGTGGCTATAGTGAGAAGACAGGTAAGAAGCTCAAGGATAAGGTAATAGAATTCAACCCTGCTAGCAGACAACAAATAGGTGAACGTCTGATAGAGCTTGGATGGAAACCTAAAAAGCTAACAGACACAGGTAAACCAAAGGTAGATGAGACAACCCTGGGTGAGTGTCCCCTTGAGGAAGCACAAGTGTTCGCCAGATACTTTCTGCTACAGAAACGCACCAGCCAGATCAAGTCATGGTTAAAGCATTGCTCTGAGCAAGGACGTGTACATTGTGAGTATCGAACCCTGGGTGCTATCACCAACAGGATGTCTTGTGTCAACCCTAACCTACAACAGATACCAGCTGTGCGTACACCTTATGGCAAAGAGTGTAGACAAGTATGGGAAGCTAGCCCAGGTAAAATACTTATAGATACTGATGCTAGTGGTCTTGAACTCAGGGTGTTAGCACACTATATGAATGATAAGAAGTTTATCCAAGAGCTACTCACTGGTGATGTACATACGGCTAATCAAAAGATGGCAGGATTAAAGACAAGAGATCAAGCAAAGACATTCATCTATGCTTTGCTCTATGGTGCAGGTGATGCCAAAATTGGTGCAGTGGTTGACGGTAGTTACAAGCAAGGATCTAAGTTGCGAGAAAGGTTTATGAAAAACATGCCAGCCTATCGCAAGTTTAGTGAAGAGGTCATCAAGAAAGGAACCACCAAGGGTAAGCTCAAAGCAATAGACGGTAGGATACTAGACGTTAGAAGTGCACATGCAAGCATCAACACATTGATCCAAGGGTCTAGCGCAGTGCTTATGAAAGAATGGTTCATCCAGACAGACAAAGTGTTACGACAGGAGAAAGCAAATGCAAACATAGTAGCAATGGTACATGATGAAATGGTGATAGAAGCAGAAGAAAGTGCTTGCACCATTGTCAGAGATAGTGTAAAAGAAGCAATGAGCAGAGTAAACGATAAGTTTAAATTACGATGCCCATTAGATTGTGATTTTCAAACTGGTAAGAATTGGAGTGAGATACACTAATGCCAAAACAACCCACACATTACATCGAAGGTCTTATGAACTATGCCCACATCACTGAGGGTAATCAAGACCAATATGGAAACTACAGCATCTGCCTTGTACTTGAAGGTGACAATGTTCGCAAGGCAAGAGACCTGAGTCTCAAGGTAAATCAAAACCCAGAAAAGTATGATGGTATGGCTTTTGTTAACTTGAGGTCACAGTTCCCTCCTAACTTGTTCGACAAAGAAGGTGCTGAGTACACTGGACCTACCATGCTAGAGAATGGTTGCAAGGTGGTAGCAAGAGTGGCACAGAAACCGTACAGCTATAATGGTAGGAACGGTATCAGCACAAGGCTCAGTGCATTGAAGCTGATAGATCCAGTAGAGTACAAGACTGAAGACTCTGGTAAGTCGTCCAGCTTCGAAGAGTCTGACGAGGCTCCCTGGTAGTGCCAAAAAAGAAATACGGCCATTGGGACGTAGAGATGGTAGGCGAGTTCAATCCTAGTGATCATTTTGGATTCGTCTACCAGATCACTCATATAGAAACTGGTAAGTTCTATATTGGCTGTAAGCACCTACACAGACACAAGAAGACAAAGCGTGTTGGTGAAAGCAATTGGAAGTATTATTGCAGTAGCTCTAAGCATCTGCAGCCAGACATCGAACAGTATGGTAAGAAAGCATTTAAGTTTGAGATTCTCATAATGTGTAAGAACAAGCGTGATCTTTACTATAACGAGGAGAAGTTACAGTTTGATCTTGATGTACTTGGCAAAGCTAATGCTTACAATATGCACATAGGTGGTAAAAGATTTTATCGTCCTGTGGAAAGTTACGGTGAAGAATTTAGACAGAAGATGTCAGAGCTAGGATCAGGAGTAAAGAATAGTGGTTACAGGGGTCCATTTACAATTACTTATAAAACAGGAGCTACAGTTACTGTAGATGATAAGCCTCTTAATCATTTTGCTGCTATTCATGGGTATGATGATTCTAGTTTATACAAAGTAGCTAACGGTAAATTAAAATCTCACAAGAACATAGCAAAGGTAGAGTTCCATGACAAAAAAGATTGACACCCTGGTGGACGATATCTACGAATTACTAGACAAGGGATCTAAGGATCTCAACAAGGTTAACTTGATTGTCATGGGCGTAGAGATACAAGATGCCATGAGAAAACAACTATGGGTCAGTGCCAGTGAGCGTAAACCCACCCTGCGTATGTCTAACATAGGTAAGCCATGCACCAGGGCAACTTGGTATGACATGAATGGTGATGACAAAGCTGAACCATTTACACCACAGACCAAGTTGAAGTTCATCATTGGTGACATTGTTGAGTCAGTGTTATTGTTTCTTGCCAAGGAAGCTGGACACACTGTGGAAGGTGAGCAAAAAGAAATAGAGATAGATGGCATCAAAGGTCACATAGATGCTATCATAGATGGTGAGCTAGTTGATGTTAAGTCAGCAAGTAGTTTCAGCATGAATAAATTTAGAAAGGGTACACTACCAAAGGATGATCCATTTGGATACATCAGTCAGATCAGTGGCTATGCAAATGCTCTTGACAAGAAAGCTGGTACATTTCTAGCGTTTGACAAATCCAGCGGTGCACTTGTCACCTATACGCACAAAGAGATAGAGGACACCAGTAAAAAGATAGCCTCCTTGAAAGAGGTAGTAGATCAACCTGAACCACCAGAGAGATGCTTTAGTCCTGTTACAGAAAAGAAGACAGGAAAGAAAAAACTGAACATTAACTGTTCATATTGTTCTCACAAGATGACATGTTGGGAAGATCAAAAGATCAGGAAAGCGTTCAGTGGTAGATCTCCTGTGTTCTATATTGGAGAAGAGGACAATGGACACACTTTCTGATGAACAAGTACATGACTTGAGTCAAGCCTATGATGCTTATGAAATCATAGATATACTTGACATCGAGTCAGAAGAACTTATATCTCTGTTAAGACGCAGAGTAGCAAGAAACATTAAACTATTTGATTTAAGGCCAGTAGACTGTAATGATTAAAATTGATTATAACCGTGACATCTTAATCGATACCCTAGGTTTTAACAGGCTGAAGGAATCATATATGACAGAGAATGAGGTGAGTCCACAAGACAGATTCGCCAAGGTAAGTGAGGAGTTTGCAAGTAATGAAGATCATGCTCAACGTCTTTACGACTATTCTAGCCAGCATTGGCTCAGTTATTCGACTCCTATATTATCATATGGGCGTTCTAGGCGTGGTCTTCCCATTAGCTGTTATCTTAATTATATACATGATAGTTCAGAGGGGTTAGTTGATAATCTTAGTGAGACTAATTGGCTCAGTATGCTGGGTGGTGGTGTGGGTGTTGGCTTTGGTATTCGGTCTAGTGACGATAAGTCTACAGGCGTTATGCCCCACCTCAAGATGTATGATGCGTCTAGTCTTGCTTACAGGCAAGGCCGTACTCGCAGGGGTAGCTATGCTGCTTACCTTGATATTAGCCATCCTGATGTTCTTTTATTTCTTGAGATGCGGAAGCCTACTGGAGATCAAAACTTCAGATGCCTTAACCTGCATCATGGGATTAACATAACAGATGACTTCATGCAGATAATAGAAAACTGTATGACAAACCCCTATGCTGATGACACATGGGAGCTAGTTGATCCACATTCTAAACAAGTAAGGGACACTGTGTCTGCCAAGGAGTTATGGCAACGTATCCTAGAGATGCGTATGCAAACTGGTGAACCTTATATTCATTTCATAGACAGATCTAATGAGAAGCTACCATTCTGGTTAAAGAACAGAGGGCTAAAGGTAAACCAATCTAATTTATGCTCAGAGATAATCTTACCTACCAGCGTAGATCGAACAGCTGTGTGTTGTCTTAGCTCTGTCAACCTGGAATACTTTGATGATTGGAAAGATCATCCTAAGTTTATGCAGGACACCTTGGAGATGTTAGACAATGTGCTTCAGAAGTTTATTGATAATGCTCCTGACACTATCAGTAGGGCTAGGCATAGTGCAATGCGGGAACGTTCAGTCGGAGTGGGTGCACTTGGATTCCATGCGTACCTACAGAAACGAAACGTACCCTTTGAGTCTGCAATTGCCAAGTCTCTTAACAATAGAATATTCAGAACCATCAGACAACAACTTGACGAGGCAAACATATACCTGGGAAACATCAGAGGAGAAGCACCTGATGCAGCAGGAACAGGACTACGTTGTAGTCACGTTACTGCAATTGCTCCCAATGCTTCAAGTTCAATTATCATGGGAAACACATCACCATCAATTGAACCTTGGAGAGCTAATGCCTACCGCCAAGATACGCTTAGTGGTTCCTTTCTGAATAAGAATAAGTTTCTTGATAAGATCATCATGGACAAATGTGACAAGGATAAGAAGCTAAATTATGATCGCATCTGGTCAAGCATCATTGCCAACGATGGCTCTGTGCAACATCTAAAGTGTATGACAGACCAAGAGAAGGAAGTCTTCAAGACAGCAATGGAGTTAGATCAAAGGTGGATCATTGAACATGCTGCAGATAGACAACAATACCTTGACCAGTCACAGTCCTTGAATGTTTTTTTCAGACCTGATGTTGACATCAAGTATCTACATGCTGTACATTTCCTGGCATGGAAGAAAGGGTTAAAGACCATGTACTACTGCAGATCTGAGAAGATAGGTAAAGCTGATAAGGTTAGCCGTAAGGTAGAACGCCAGGTCATAGATGAGATAGACATGGAAGCCTTGGCTAGTGGTGATGAATGTCTAGCGTGTGAGGGGTAGAAATGTCTAAACAACTAGAAATATTTCCACAAGATGTGGAACTATTTGATCATACGCAGGACTTAAAAAAGTGTACAAGTTGTCATAGAGACTTACCATTAAGTTCGTACAAGGCATCAGACAGAAGGGTGGATGGGACACCAAGATTAAGAACCAAATGTAATTCTTGTTACATACACAATCAAAAACAAAGAGCTGACTTATTAAAAATAACTCCTCGTCCAGATGATAACTACAAATGTCCTATTTGTTTAAATACTAAAGGTCAATTTTACGAGGATACTAATGATATAACAAGACGAGGGACTATTAATGATAGCTGGTGTCTGGACCATGACCATAGTACAGGAAAATTTAGAGGATGGCTCTGTAATAAATGTAACTCTGCTTTAGGTTTTTTTGGTGATGATGTTGACATAATAAAAAGAGCAGTTAAGTATATGGAGGAATATAGTGCCTGAATTAAAATTACAAGATGAACGGAACTATTTTAAACCATTTCATTACCCTTGGGCCTATGATGCTTGGTTAAAACATGAACAGTCACATTGGTTACACACTGAAGTACCAATGTTGGAAGATGTCAAAGATTGGAAAGACAAACTACAGGCTGATGAAAGGTACTTCCTGACAAACATCTTCAGGTTCTTTACTCAGTCTGACCTAGATGTCAGTGGTGGGTATGTCAATAACTATCTACCTAACTTTCCACAGCCAGAGATTCGGATGATGTTGTCTGGTTTTGCAGCCAGGGAAGCGTTACACGTTGCTGCCTATAGTCATTTGATTGAATCCCTGGGTATGCCAGAGTCTACCTATGCTGAGTTCATGGAGTACGAAGAGATGGTGGAGAAGCATAACTTCTTTGACAAGACAACTAAGTCTAAGCTACCTGTGCCATTGAAGATAGCAGCTATCAGTGCATTTACAGAAGGGCTTGCATTGTTCA